TGCAACGTAGTAACCAATAGCCATATCACTGCTAAAGATACTATCGAGGGTGTCATCAACATCAACGAGAACACAACTCGCAAATTGACGGAGAGGCGTTCGCACTCCTGCCATGACGGGGGTCGGAATGTTGATTCGGTGTTTGGAGATTGCGTCATAGTATTTTTTGATATATTCCAATCGGTAGAACTTGTCGTCGTCCTGAAACAACGTAGTAGCAATCATCATATACATGTACTGAGGCGTTTCGTAAATTTGCCCAGTGCTACGATCCTGTACTAGGTATTTATCTACAACCTGTCGTGCTCCAGCATAGGTGAACAGAAAATCCCGTTCATGGTCCATATAACTGGACAGTTTTTCCCACTCTTGTTCTGTATACTTTTCAAGAATGGATGCATCATAAACCTTTCTCTTTACACACTTTTCAACATGCTCCAGTAGAGGAGGATGTCCATCTGGATGACCATTATATACTGCCTTCCTCAGACTAAACAGAAGCAGACGAGCAGCAACAAACTGATAGTTAGGAGCATCAAGAGAGATTAGATCATTCGCAGAACGAATCAAAATCTCTTGGATATCAGAGGTTTTAATGCCATCAAAAAATTGCAAGTTGGCATTCATCTCAACCTGACTCTCAGACACACCAGCAAGTCCATTGCAAGCGTGTTCTACCATCGTATGAATCTTATCTAGGTTAAGAGGGGTACGCTCCCCGTCACGCTTGATCACATGAATTTCTTTCATACCTTTTTCCATTCGCTTAGTTTAATCTGTGCTTGTAGTCCGCTGTAAGTGTTGAATTCTACTAGAGATTGTACATCATGCCCAGCGAGGAACATATCATTCAAATCTTTATCCTCTAGATTTTTTGGCCAAATGACAATCTCAAATCCTTTGTCTATAACCTTTTGCATACGAGCAATAATCTCTTTGTTACGCTGCTCATTATCATAGACGAAAACAACTTCTTTGTCTCGCAATAATTCCCAATCAACGTCTGCTCCTGCCATCGCAACTGCATTGTCGATATACAAACTATCAAACGGTCCTTCTGTAATGTATATGGTCTTATTGAAGTCTACTCTATTAAGACCAAAAATTTTAGTTTTGGATTCGTCCAGCATGATAGTGATGTATCTCAACTTATCAGACGATGCTAGGGACCTTCCTTGAAATCCAAACCAAGTTCCATCTGTGTCAATGAAAGGGATAATAATTCTGGGGTGATCCTTTTTGACATCATTGAATGTTGGTTTCTGTGTATTTACCCAGGTAAAAAACTTATCAGTGTAGAACAAATCCGAGAAATATTTCTCAGGAATTTTACGACCGAGAAGGTATCCAACTGCAGGGTGTTCATTATTTAGTTCTTTGATACTTTGAAGTTCTCCTTTCTTTTTGAACTTCGGTTTTTCAAACTTAGTTAGTTTTGGTTTAGGCACATACGACCCCTTACCAGTTGTTCCAGACTTATACCTCTCCATGATATATTCATCATAAAGATCTGGGGCATTGTCTTTTAGAAAATTTGGTAGCGTCCTCCCTACGCCACAGTTATGGCACTTGAAGACCATATCTGCCTTGATACGAAAGAAGTACCCTCGTGCCTTATTACGATGCTTCTGAGAGTCACCACAGTACGGACAGCGAAAGTTATAAAGGTCTGCCTTCTTACGAGCAAACTTTTCCAGTCGTCCCGAAAGCAGACTTACATAATAAGAATCAACAAATTCAGACAACTTTGAGATGCTGTAGGACTATCGTAGTCTAGCATCTACTGGCGGTGGTGTCAATGCATTTCCAAGAAATCTTTGTCCAATTGGAGAAATCAAGACACTAATCACTGCTAGTGCTCCTGCAATACTCCACATCTTCTTTTCTAAGACTCTAAGTCTATCATCAATAAGACGGATGTCCCTTTCACATCCTTTCTTAATTGCAGTAGTCTCTCTGTTAAGATCTGCAGATAATCTGTCTAACTTTTCAAACAGAATTGCATCAACTTTATCTTGCTTATCTAATTTTTCGTTATGGACAGCAAGTAGTTTGCCCATTTGTATAGAGTTGTCCTGTAAGGTATCTACAACTCTTTCTAACCGTTCAATGATTGCCGTATTAAGTTCCGATACTGAATCCATAGCTACCTATCTACAGTTGCTTGTGCTCCACCTGCCCTTGCTTTTAATTTCAAGGATGCAGTTTTCTTTTGAAGTTGACTTTGCAACTCCTTAATTTTCATATTGACTTTTTTCTTTTCGTTGGCAATTTGCTGCTGCGTCATTTGCTGCTGCATTTGCTTATCAACATTTTCTTTTACGTTTCTGAGATGCTTCATTCGCTTATCCATAAAGAACTTACCAGCATTAGCAGGCATAATTCTTTCAATCTTAACGTCACCTCTATAACGATAGTTAATTAACAAACGCATCTTCTGCCTCAGTTCGGCAGGAGAACTTGCATAAACAATAGTCTCACCAACTTCAGGGATAGTGACTTTATACTGAAAAAGTCTAGAGGGCATCGAAGGATTTTCTTTTGATTCACCTAGTTTGTTACCAGGCATTACAAGTTTCTTATCTTCTTTGCTTTTCTTTTTTAACTTACTACGAAACTTCAAGACAGGATCATATCCAGCAGTTGGACCTTTAGCAGCATCCGAACCAGTGAAACCAGTTGTCATCATTTCTTCGTTCATAGCATTTCTAACTCTTCTGTAAGGTCATCATCTACTTCCAGAGTTGGAAGCATCCCTATAGGATATTTATTTAAATAAAGTAGTACAGTTTTTAAAATACTCCAATACTCTCTTTCAAGTCTGAAAAATAGTAAGGGTGTTGCTGCTTCACCAAAAACATTATAAAGAATAATAAGATGATTAATAACTAGGTGGGTTCTTAATGACCCTCCACGCACATAACGCTTCAAGAGTCTTTTCAGATACTTGAAGCGTTTAATGTCTTCATCAAAGTCCTCTCGTGTTACACAAGCAGGATTCTCATAATGCTTTATGGCGAACAGAATGTAGTTAGACTCATTCAATTCGTCAAATTTCATTTATCAACTTCCGAAGGTCAGTGTTGCTGCGCCATCAGAGATGACTTCCTCAGTACCACCTGCAGAGGTGATCTTGACACGATACTTATAACCGTCAAGTGAGTCATCAGCAAGACCACTGTAAGCAAGAGTTGCTGTAGTGAAGTCTGCGTAGGTGATACCAGTATCGGTGTCAGCGGCAATGTTAACCCAACGGGTTGTTGCTGCTGCGGTCTGACGTTGCCAGACATAAGCAAGAGCACCAGGTGTTCCTGTAGTAGAAGTGCTAAGGGTGAATGTACCAGCACCATCAGCAGCGGATCCAGCACCAGAAACATGAGCGGCAGGTTGTGCAGAGATGGTTACTGCCGATGCAACGTCTGCTGCAATGGTGTCATCTGCTTGTGACTCAGTGCCATCAGGGTTGCTGATGAAGGCAAGACATTCTGCCTTGTGACGAGTATTACCAGCGCCATCGGTGTAGGTCTTATATGCCCACCAACCAGGTCCAGTGATACCACGAGAAGCATTCTCGTTCAATGCTGCTTCAGCAGCATCAATAAACACAATAGTCTCGGTAGCGGATCCAGCACCGTTACCACGGGCGAGTCCTGCTTGAATCTTATTTGCGTTGCTGTCAGTTCTCCCGTAAAGAGACATGGGTTACTCCGTATTAATTCCTAATATATTTATTTATAAAAAAAGGGGACTATGCCCCTCCTTTTCATTCTTCGCGTTTGTTGATTGCTTGCTCAACAACAGCAAGAAGTTTGTCATCCATATCAGTCTTAGTTAGTTTAACTGCCTTGCCAAGAATAACTAGGCAAATTTCAACTAACTTTTCACCAAGTTCCTCGTCGTCAGGAAGCTTAGCAACAGCGTCAGAAATAATTTTGGATGCGAGTGGTAGAAGAAAAGATAACATGATTAGTACTTAGAGGGTGCTAATCTATATATGTCTACTTCTTCTTTTTGGTGTCCATGATGGCACCTTTACCATACTGTTTCTCGATACTTGCCTTCACTTTTGCGACGGCAGACATACCATCATACTTTGGTTTTTTCTTACCAAATGTATTTGGTGTGTTACTAACTGGTTTGTTGTAACGTTGGTTTCCACCAACACCACCACGCTCCATGCGACGATCCTTCAGTGAATCTGCACCTTCTTCATTAACAACTTCTTCTTTCTTCATCTTAGTTTTGCTGTCCATTGCCATACGGCGTTTGAACTGCTTATCTGCTTCCTTCTTATCACCACTGTGTTGGGCACGCTGATCTGAATCATATGCATTTCTCTTTGCCCTATCAATACGCAGTTTGCGCTCAGGGGTCATTGATTGATATGCTTCAAACTGTGCAAATGTCAAGAGTTTGGTTTCAGTTTCTGCGACTTCTTCTGTGCTTTCTTCTGAAACTTCTTCTTGACTGCCATACGCTTGGTCTCCTGTAGATTCAAAGTGAGGATTTTTTTGGGAT